GCCCATGTTGATGGAGTCGCCCGTCACGCCGGCCGCGTTGTCGGCAGACTTCCACACATGCACGACCGAGACATCTTCGGAATTGAACATCGCTCTTGCTCCCTCGTCGCTCAGGGGTTAGCTGCGCGTCGCCAACACAATGAACGGGCTCGTGGTGTTGCTGCCCTTGAACGGGGTCACCGCCGACCGCGGCACCGCCTGCCCGTCCACGCGGTAGAACGTGCGGATGGTTTCCTCGCCCTGCGTGAAGCGGACGTGAATGGACGAGGACTGCTCGACCCCGCTGGACTTGCGGACCAGCCGATACTTCGACAGGTCGGCCAGCACGATGTCGTCGACCGTGCCCAGCGTCGAGGCGTAGGGCACGTAGATCACCGGACGCCCCCACAGGCTCAGTGACCCGTTGTTGACGCTGGCGAAGGGGTACCGCGTGCCGGCGGTCCCGATGTCCAGGGTCATCACGGAGAGCTGCGGGATGGTGTCGACGTTGGCCAGCCACACCGCGTTGGCGTGGCTGCGCGGCGACATGCGCGCCCACATCTTCGTGATGTTCTCGCCCACGATCGTGGCCGCGGCCTGCCCGGTCTCCTTCGCGATGGAGACCACGCAGTTGGCGTTGGTGAAGCCCTGCGGCTTGCCGGCACCGTCGCCCTCGAAGATGGCATCCTCGACGGCGAACCCCACCTCGTCGATGACCATCGCCCGAACCTCGCCGCCGAAGGCCGCCGCGTCCGCCACCAACTCATCCGTGAGGTAGTTCAGGACGCCGACCTTGCGGAGCTTCATCTCCAGTCGCGCGATGGTGGTCTTGCTCTTGGTGGCCGCCGTGCCCTGGTCGACCCAGTAGGCCCGGATGCCGCCCTGGCGCGACCCGTCGACCTGGCTGGTCACGTCGATCACGTTGTAGGCGATCGAGTCGCCCGTGATCGTGCGCGTGTCCACCCGGCTGGTGATGGCGCCGGTCTCGAGCATCTCCCGCTCGATGCCAGGCGCGATCTCCGACGGCACGGCAAAGCCGCCCTCGGAGGGCACGGCCGTGTTCATGCCGCTGGAGTCGCCCGTCGCGGCAAAGAGCCGCGGGTCGGCACCGAGGCCGTTGGACGCCTTGCGCGCCGCGATGGCCCACTCGCCCAGTGCCGCCGCGTCCGCCTCCACCCGCATCTCGTCGGTGGCGTCGGCGTGCAGCGTCGGCCCCCACGGGCGCTCGAGGCTGTGGTCTGGGCCGAAGGCGATCCGCGAGGGTTGGCCCGGCTCAACGGGAGCCGAGGGCGCCCGCGTCTCGATCGCCTTCGCCGCCTTCAGTCGCTCGATCTTGGCGTCGATGGCCTCGAGGTCGGCACACGCCTGCGTGTGCTGCTCGGTTTCCTCGGTGGTGAGCTCGCGCTCGTCGCCTTCGTCGATGGCGACCAGGGCCGCCAGTGCCGTGGCGAGATCGGCCCGCTGGTTGTACAGGGCTTTGAGGGTGTCCATCGTCGCCTACTCCTTGCATGGCGACGAACCGTGGGGGCTGTCCGGGAGGGCCGTACGTAAACACAGCCGTGCAACCTGTTCTCCCGAACAGATCACACGGCTCGTCAGAACCGCGCCTATCTCTGTGCTGCCCCCGCAGGCGCCGTCGTCATGAGACTCGGCTCGACCCCGCGAGGACCATTCACATTTCGAATACGACTATAACGAACACTTATGGTGCTGTCAAGCGCCAATCATCGCCCGCTGCGCACGGCGCGACCGACGGCCGGCATCGGCCCGCTGCCGTGTGCGGCCCGCCAACCGGGCAATCGTCTCATCCAGCGTCGCGATGCGATCGATCATGCCCGCCGCCAACGCCTGGCTGGACGACACCGCCCGCCCCTCACCATAGTCGCTCCGCACCGCGCTGGCCGAGACGCCGCGCCCCTTGGCCACGTCGGCCACGAACTGCGCCATCGACTCATCCACCTTGGCCTGGATCGTCGCCCGCGCCTCATCGTCGAGCGGCCCGAAGTGATTGCCCTCAACCTTGTGCTTGCCGGCCGAGATGACCGTGGACGTCACGCCCTCCGCCTCGAGCGCCTTTGACATGTCCTCGTGAATGGCGAACACCCCGATGCTGCCCGTCTGTGCCGACGGGGACGCTACAACCTCCGTGGCCGACGCCCCCGCCCAGTACGCCGACGAGGCCATCAAGTGGTTCGCCACCGCGATCACCGGTTTCTGGTCCCGCGCGCGGCGCACCTCGGCGGCAAACTCCGTCACCCCCGCCACGTCGCCGCCGGGCGAGTCCACATCCAAGACGATCGCGCCCGTCGCGTCGTCCGCGGCCAACGCCCGCACCATCTTGCCCACCACCTCAAGCGAGGTTGCGCCGCTCACGTCTGTCAGCATGTTGCCCCGCGGGACGGTGATCCCGAACACCGGCAGCACGGCGACATCGCCCTGCACGCGTCCCACCGGATGCCGCGCCTGACCCACATGGGCCTGGATCTCCTCAGCCGATAGGGCGTGTCCCGCCACATGCCGCGCTAGGATCTCGGCCACGACCGGCCCCATTTCCGGCATCATCGCCCACGGATGCTCCAAGGCGTACCTGAGGATCAATGCGTAATCGCGCATGAGTCGTCTCCCATGATCTGCTCGACCAGGGCACCCCCGGCCTCCGCCTTCCACACCTCCAGCACTGACACCCCCACGACGAGCACTTCCTCACGCCGGCGTACAGCATAGGCCGTCGCGTCGGGCAGTGGTAGCGACAGATCGCGGGCCACCTCGGACGCAAATCGTTCGTACCACGCGGTCACCGACTGCCGCCAGAGCGCATCGTTGTCGGCGTACTTCAACGCCTCGTGCTGCATCCGCGCCACTTCCTTGTTGACCAGGCGCGCCGCAGTGGCCGCGACAATGGACCGCATCTGCGTGGACGCCACAGGCGCCGCTGACGTGGTCGCCTCGGGTGCGCGGCCGGTGTCGCGGCCGGTGTCGCGGCCGGCGCCGCGCTCCATGTTGAGCGGCGTCAACGGGTCGTCTAGCCCCTCGATCGGGTTCAGGTTCTCCAACCCACGCGCCTCGTTGCGCGTCATCACGCCGAGCTCGATCATGGCCCGGTAGAACTCCGCCCGGCTCTTGGCGTCCGCCCGCATGAGGCCGCCACGCACGATCTCCGCAAAGACAGTCTCGCGTTCGCCTTCCTCGAGGAGGTCGCGGCAGATGGCCTGCTCCCACATCACGAAGTCGGGATCGAGGTGGACGGTAAAGAACGACTGGAAGAACTGCTCGGCGCTGGCGTACGTGGACGTCTTGTCCGCATGGCCGACCAGCACCCCCGGCACGCACAGAAACCGCAGGAGATCCGCGACCTGAAACTCGCGCGTGGCGAGATACTGCGCGTCCTCGTTGGACATGCCGATCGACTGCCACTCCATACCCGCCGGCAGGTAAGCCACGCCGTGCGCGTTGGCCCCCGAATGCGCCCGTGCGAAGGAATTGGCCAGCGCCTTCTGGGCTGGCTCGTCCATCGCGCGGCCCGCGGTCTGCTTGATCAGCCCTTTCATCATGGGCGCGTTATTGAACAATCGACCGCCGTGTTCCTGGGTCGCCAGCGCCAACCCAACCGAGTCCTTCATCAGATTGACCACGGACAGCCCCCAGCACCCATTCGTCGACGGCCCCATCAGATGCAGCACATCGTCACTGGTCAACCGGCGGAGCTGGCCCGTGCCCGGCGGGCGATACTCGTACACGAGCCGCCCATCGCGCAGTTGATCCTTGAGCTCCACATGATCTGGGTGGAGCGGCACGAGCTGATCCACAAAGCCGCGCGGCCCCGGCACGATCTCGCTGATGCCGTTTCCGCGCAGAATGACGTGGCTCTGCATCATCTGCCGCCACTGGAAGGACGTTTGCCACCGGTTCGGGTTCCGACTCAGCACTGGCGCCAAACGGTGGTTGAAGTACTCACGACCACCGTTCGGCAGATGGCGCCCCATCTTGAGCGGCAGCATGGCCAAGATCGTCGACCGCACCCGCACCGCCGCATAGACGGTCGAGACGCGCATGGCCACCTCGTCGGTGACCCGATGTCCCGTGACAGCCGGACCAGCTACGGGGCCGTACCAAAAGTCGTCATCTGGACCAGGCGTGTGTGCCTGCAAGGTGGAGCCGGTGATGACCGACAGCGCAAGACTCAGCGGTTGCCTCTTTCCTGTCGCGACGACATCAGCCGCCAGACGATCCCGAGGAACGCGAAGAGGAGGAGCCCCGCGCCGACGGTGATG